TTACCAGGGCGATGTAATTTTAGGACGCTTGGCTATGGGAGCTGACTACCTCAACCCAGCTGCTTGCGTAGAACTATTCGCTGGTACTACTACTAAGCCTGCTCAGTTCGGTACAGTTCAAACTGCTACTAACAACGCTGGTTATCAGTAAATAATAAATGCGGCTGAAAGGACTTGAACCTTCACGTCACTAGGACAAAGGTACCTAAAACCTTCGCGTCTACCAATTCCGCCACAGCCGCGTTTTCTAATCATACATACAGGGAGTCTTTTGGCTCCCTTTTTTTATTCATATTATGACTTCTACTCCCACACTTTTAGATACCGAGACCGAACTCTCCGCTGTTAACTCAATCCTGGGAGCTATTGGTCAGTCTCCAATTACAAACTTAGGGACTATAAAAACAACAGTTGATACTGATTCAAATAATGTAAGTACAACTACATACTCTTTTGAAAATCCAGAAGTATCATACATTTATAATATTTTCAAAGAAGCTTCAAGAGATGTACAGAATGAAGGATGGCATTTCAATAAAGAAAATCATGTTGCATTTGATCCAGATTCAAATGGTTACATATCAATAGCAAATAATATTTTAAAATTAGATGTAACGGATGGATATAGAGATAGATATAAAGATGTAGTTAAAAGAAATGGAAGGTTATACGATAAGACAAATCACAGTGATGTATTTGATGGTGAGTTGTTATGTGATGTTGTCTATTTCTTTTCATATGAAGATATACCTTCAGTCTTTCAAAGATACATTGTATATAAAGCATCAACAAGAGCAGCAACTCAATTACTAGCGAACTCTGATTTAGCAAAATTACTATCCACTCAAGAGGCTTTAGCTAGATCAGCTTGTATGGAGTATGAATGCAATCAAGGTAATCACACCATGTTTGGATTCCCAGAGGAAAGTGTCAGTAATACTTATCAACCATGGACAATGCTTAGACGCTCATGACAGGAATTACACAAACAGTTCCAAATTATTTTGGAGGAATATCAGAGCAGCCTGATTATATAAAAGAACCTGGACAAGTTAAAAATCTAGTGAATGCAATTCCAGATCTTACTTATGGTTTATATAAAAGACCAGGTAGTAAGAGAGTTGGAACAGCTGCGTTAAGTGCAGGAACAGGTGGTGCATGGTTTCATTATTTTAGAGATGAAACAGAAGGTGCATATGTAGGTCGAATTGATTCCAGTGGTGGGATCAAGATGTGGAAATGTAATGATGGTACTGAATTTTATCATGGTCATAGTACAGCTGCACAACAAATCAACTATGGCAGTGGAGTACAAAGTGCAATAAATAATTATCTATCAACTAGTACACCTTCTGATTTAAAGTTTCTAACAATCAATGATACAACATTTGTCACTAACTCTAATACATCAAAAGTTGTAGGTACTACAGGAACAACAGATGCTAAACCACATACTTATTCAGCTTTTGTAGAATTAAGAAAGACAGAAAATGGTAGACAATATGCTTTAAATCTATCTTCAGATGATACTGTTCAAAGTTTCAGTACAGCTACACGTTTAAATATAAGTTCCAATACACAACCTTCACCTGGCACATCAGCTACGGGTCATTGTCCTGGTATTGGTACAGGTGTGTATCAGGTAAGTGAAGGAGGTAAGGATAATCTAACCTTCAGATTAACTGTCAGAGGACAGCAAGGACGTTCAACTCAAGATACCGATACTGATAATCCATGGGCATATACCTGTTCATATACAAATGAAGTAACACTTTTACATGGAGGAGAAAGTTGGTCTAGTGGTACTTCCTGTACTGTAAGTTTATCAGGATATAACTATACAATTGCTGTAGCTGAATCTGAACTTACACAACATCAAGCTAACCTAAAAGCAGTAAGACCAAAGCCAACACCTTTTGATGGGGATACTGCTGTCTCAGCTACACATATTCTTGGTGGAATAGCTGCTGAATTAAATGGTATAAGTGGTATTAGTTATACAGTAATTGGTAATGGAATTTATATTTATAGTAATACTGTAGATTTTAATGTTCAAGTTGTAGAAAATGACTTAATGAAAGTCATCACTTCTGAAGCTAATGGATTAGACGATTTACCATTTCAATGTAAGAATGGTTATATCGTCAAAGTTAATAATACGAAAGCACAAGAAGATGATTACTATTTAAAGTTTAAAGGTGAAAGTGATGGAGATGGATCAGGAACATGGCAGGAATGTGCCAAGCCTGGGATTGTTAAATCAATTAATCCAGCAACCATGCCTATTACAATCCAAAGGCAAACCAATGGTAGCTTTAAAGTTGATCAATTTACTTGGAAGGATAGAGATGTAGGAGATGATGTTACTAATGAAGCTCCACGTTTTGTTGGTAAATCAATTAATAGATTATTATTCTGGAGGAATAGATTAGCAATTCTTGCAGATAAGTTTGTAGTACTATCTAGACCTGGAGACTTTGGAAACTTCTGGATTAATACTGCTATAGCTGTTAGTACATCAGACCCAATAGATATTGCTTGTAGTTCTAGTTATCCATCTGCTTTATTACATGGATTAGAACAGCCTGACGGTTTACTAATATTTAGCTCAGATCAACAATTCTTCTTAAGTACCACTGATTCAATTCTCAATCCTGATACAGCTAGATTAAGTAGTGTTGCCAATTATAATTATAATAGAAATACTGCTCCTATTTCATTAGGTACGACTGTTGGATTTATAGATAATTCAGGACAATACAGTAGATTCTTCGAAGCAGTTAACCTTACTGCTACAGGTAATCCTGATATTGTTGATCAATCAAAAGTTGTTTCTAGACTATTACCTCAAGATTTAGATTTAATCACTAATTCTAGAGAAAATGGTCTTGTATTAATAGGAAAGTCTGGTACAGATACAGTCTATGGATTCAAGTATTTCTCTGTTGCCGAGAAACGTTATCAACAAGCCTGGTTTAAATGGAAGCTAGTTAATAAGATTAAGTACCATTTTATAATAGGAGATAAGTATTACTTTGTTGATGATAATAACTTCTTACAACACATCAATATTACTCAAGAATCAGATGATCCTCTTGTTACTAAAGATAGTAATGATTACTTATTACATTTAGATAACTACACTACTTTAAGTGGAGGAAGTTATAGTGCTAGTACAAATATTACGACTTTCAGCGGTGTTAGTTGGTTATCAAGTGTTAGCAATGCAAATGGATCAGTCAACTTAATTGATGATAATGAAACCAATAATACTGCTAGATGTGGTTCACCTACAATTAGTGGAACTACAATCACTATTGCTGGTGATTGGTCAAGTGTAACTCTAAAAGTAGGATATTTATATGATTATCAAGTTGAGTTTCCTAGGTTCTATGTCACTAAGAGTGATGGTAGGAAATTTGTTTCTGATGTTAATGCATCACTAGTTATTCATAGAGTTAAACTTGCATTAGGTAGGATAGGTTCATATCAATCAATTTTAAAAAGAGTAGGTAAAACTGACTATACTGAAGATTATGAATCTACACCTGCTGATTCATTTGACTCTAATGAAGTTCCTTATTTGATTGAAGATATTAAGACAATACCTATTTATGAGAAGAATACAAATATAGGTTTAACAGTTAAATCAAGTCATCCATCCCCTGCAACGATCAGATCACTTTCATGGGAAGGAGATTACACTCCAAAATTCTATAGAAGAGTATGATTATAAGGGATAATTTATTAACCCCTAAAGGATTTGATGATTTAAAAGAACAAGTTATTTATAATAAACAACTACCATGGTTTTGGCGGAATAGTAAAGTTAGAGAAAGTGATCTCATACAATCTTTAGTCCATCCAGTGTATGCAAATATGAAACCTATGAGTGATTATTTTAATCTCATTCATACATATTTTTCAGTACCATTAGATATCACTACTTGGTATCGAATCAAAATTAATTGTACTTGGAAGAGTAGCGAACAAACTGTCTTTGGATGGCATACTGATTTCACAGATAATGAAGAGCCAAGAAAATTCAAAGCAATGAAGACTGCATTGTTTTATTGCTCTGATACTAATGGACCTACAGCTTTTGAGGAATCAGGAGAGAAAGTTGAGTGTATATCTAACCGATTATTATGTTTTGATTCTTTATTAGATCACAGTGGTATTAGTCATACAGAAGGTGATGAAAGAAGAATCGTTATAAATTTCAATTACTTTTAATGTCAAAGATACAAATCCTCCCAATTACAATTGAGGCTGCCAAAGAGGTGGCCTCTAATCTAAGTCCAGATGACCGGAGAGAGGTCGAAGAAGGTCATGGGCTAGATCCAATGGAACATCTAGTTTGGGCTGCTCATT